GCCACGCTTCACCGTTACGAGATTCGGCTGCAGCAACCATGCCGCGAAGGGCGCACCATCCGTGATCGTCTTTTCAAGATGCCAATACGACACCCCAGCCACATCCATGTAGAGCGACGTGAAGAGCTGCAAGGAATTGCCGTCCATGAACGGATTCGCTTTTTCCAGCACATCCAGGAGCGGATGATCCGTGACCTCGTCCGCATCCGCCGAGTTGATCCCCTTCGTAATCCGAGCCGCCGCCTGCTTCGTAATCCGCTTCGACGAACCCGCCAGACTGTAGAGCCGGATCGGAGTCGCGGCGACCGCTTGGGCGTTCTGCGTTGCGCATGCGTAAACGAGGCGAGAGTAATTGTCGAGCAGTTCTTTGGCACTCGGAGCCTTGATCGTTTTCCATTTATCGTCGAAATACATCCCACCCTCGCTCTGCGAAGGCAGGGGCGCAAACGCTTTCAGCATCCGTCCGAAGATCCCCATAAATTTACCCGTCCACTGTTACGTTCAAAACCGATTCGGTGTCATCGCGTGGCGCTAAGATCAACATTCTGAGGGTGTCGCCAGACCAGTCGCCGCTAATAACCCGCCGCCCCACGAGCACACGCTCCATGGCGAGGATGTCGAAACCGTCGTCGGCCACGAAGCTCACCTCGATTAGAGTATCGTCGTCATTGCGAGGCGGGAAAATAATCGAACTCGGCGTGAGCTTCCCGATCCAGCGATCCTTGAGATGAACCCGCTCTTCCCTGGAAAACGGCTCAACAACCATGGCCGTGATTGCGGACAAATCTGAATTTACAGTGAAGGCATTAGGCACTATAGCGCTCCCATATCGCAGAGTTGTCGACCGTCAGCCACTTGTCCTCTTCACCCTTGCCAACCGCTTCGCGCATATCTTCCTTCTTCTCGGAAATCGGGATCAACACCGCCTTGTTGCGCACGTTGTCCGGTGTGCCTTTCTTGATTGGCCGCTGGAAACCAGGGAGCGGCAGGTCACGCCTCGCCATAATCAACCTCCATCATGCCGCGCCGCACAACCGACATGACCAAATAGCGCAACGCATCCATGGCGTGATTGAACGTGTCAACCGGCTTCTCCTTCAGGTTCTTGTCGGAGTAGCAATACACGTCGGCCTCTTTGCGAAGGTTCGTACACGCCTCTGATATGAAAAGTTGATTCGCCGCGATCAAACCGTTGACCGCCGTGATCCCGTCCGAGATTCCCTTTTTCGCTTTCTCAAGGCACAACCCGGACAGGCGCAAAGACCTGATATTCTCGGGATTCTCGGGGTCAGCAGCCCACAGGCAATTGTTGCTCGGGAACGCCGCATGCATCGCCGAGGCGTGAACCTCAATCGGCGTCTCGGCTTTGTACTGCTCGCCGTGAACATAGAGAATCGGTTTGTTGTCGACGTGGTAAACCGTCGCCCACAGCGCGCAGAACGGATTGCGCCAACCGAAGTCGATCCCGCCGAAGTTCTCGCCGTCGGGGGCAGGCACCGGATCAACGAAACAATCAATCAGCTCGGGGTAGACCAGCCCCTCCGCTGCAACCCAACGCCCCTCGTAATACCGCTCACGAGCAACGCCGACGAACGAAGCAATATCCTCCAGATAGTCCTTGGGCAGGAAGAAATTGTCGGCTGAACGTGTAATGATTGCGAGAGTCTTGGGGGCCTTCTTCGAACCATTCAGTCCGAACCGCTCTGCGAGGAAATGAGTCGGCGCGCCGGGGTTAGTCGCACTGTAAATCTGATTCGCCAGCCCCTTGACCTTGACTCGAATTCGCCCGCGAATCATATCGTAGTTGTCGGTGTTGAGTTCTATTGCCTCGTCGATCCCCGCCCCAGTGAGCTGCAAAGAGCCGATCGTGACCGGGTCATCAACGCCGCAATAAACAATCTCACCTCCACCGTGGAGCCGAATCCACTTGCCGTTTTGGTTGTGTTTGTAGGTGCCGGGAGGAAGGACCGGCGGGAGGTCGCCGTCTTGATGGAGCAGAGTATGGAGCGTCGTGCTCTTAAGCGAGACGTTCGTTTTTCTGCACAGCAGCTCTCTCGCGCCAGGCACAGCCGCCCGCATCACAGCCTTGAGGCACAGCGCCCTGGTCTTACCAGCGCCGAACGCGCCGGAGTACAGCACCTCGCGCGCGGGCGATCTGAGGAATTGAATCTGCTTGGGCAGAGCGTCAATACTGATTACAGCCATGAGCGCCAATCTAAGCAGCAGTGTCATCGGGGGGCGTTGCCTCCTGGATCACAATGTGGATCGGCCCGCCACCAACGCCAGACAATTGATTGCCGAACGTCTCTCGGTATTTGTCCGGGCGATTGCCTTTGAGGAGGAATATCAGGAGGGTGTCTGAGTACTTGCGAATGCGACCGATCTCAAGGCCCTTGTGATAGATCGCCTCCTCGACGCCGTTATGAGCGCGGCGGAAGGCTTCACGTTCGAGTTTGTCGGTAGCTGATTCACGGGAGGCGTCGAACTCGGATTTGAAATCGGGGTCTTTTTCGACCCGATCCATGACCGTGGAGCGATTGACGCTTGCGGCGTCACAGGCATAGCCGATGACGCCGTATTCTTTGAGCGCTGCAAAAAACGGGATTTCCCAGCCAGGCAAGGCGTTAGGCTTGCGGCCAGGTTTTTTAGGTTTGGGGTTCTTTGGTGCTACCAAAGGAGCATCCTCGCGGATTCTCCTCCTCTCTACTATGCATTATACGGTCAAAGTTGACGTTAGGTAGAAAAAAAATACGATTTCTGCGCTTTTTTTACCCCCTATATAAGAGCACCCAGGAGCCTACCATCGAGGGATTTTGCGAGATCGCGGAAAGTTTCATTCTGGTTTCCTGAATCCAAGCCTCCAGAGAAAACGCCCGATGTCGCTTGAGACGTTGTCGACGTGTTCTTCATCCATGTACCAGCAACACGCGTGTAACCCCTCGTGTATCGCATAGGTGAGGAGCTCCTGCTCCGTGAGGTCTGGTCGCAGCGTAATTGCCTTGTGTTTGGTGTTTGGCGCGTGGCACTGTCCGAGATCAGTTCCGCTTTTCCGGCGGAGGATGCGATACGTGCGACCCAGGAAGCAATGTGTTTTCACGCGGCCCTGACCTTTTGCTTGACGATCTTGAAGTTGCGAAACTGCCAATTATCCTTTTCCACGTCGAGAATCCCGTACCCATGCGCCCATCGGTTGTGTCTGCAATAGCGCGGATGGAGATCGCACCCGCACCCGATAGACCAGCAGGAGATCATGCGCTCGGCGAACGTGGATTCCGAGTGACTGCTTGGGGTGTGACTATGAGCGACGACGGCGCACTCATGAGCGCGGAGGAAAACGCCGCGAGCGGGGTTAACTGGCGACATCATATTGCGAGCGAACTCATGCCCATGGATCAAAAAGAGCCTACCACAGGTGACTGGGCGTTGATCGGTGATCCATTCGACTCCGAGTTTTTCGAGTTTGAAAATATTCTCCCACTCGAAATCCTCGATACCAAATAGGGCGGGAGCGTGCCGAAACAGGTAGTGACAGAAGCGCTCCTCGTGATTTCCTGCCTTCCAAACGAAGCGCTTTGGTTTGAGGTATTCTTTGATCCCCTGGAGTGCTTCCTTTGCGAGCGTGATTTCGTCGCGGAATTTTCTTTCGAGCGGGGATTTCTCCCACCGGGAGAGTTCATGGCAATCGCACATATCGCCGAGCATGAGAACGCTGTCACAGCCGGAGTCCTTGGCGTGCGTAAGGATTATTTTGCAGGCCTGTACGTCGTGGAACGGCCAGTGCCAGTCTGCGATAACGAGCCAGCGTTTGCAGTCCTTCGGCAGTTCGTAGGGCAGCCACGGTTCGGCGTCGCTTTTCGGAACGCGTGGGGGCGGGGTCTGTGGTTTTTTGAGTTTTTGTTTCATTCGATTTTCCTTTCCGTTTGCGCCTCTTCGGTATCGCACGGCGCTCCGTGCGGTATCAATATTTCTGTAGATTTCCGGGAAATCCCGAAAAAGCATTTTTGCGATAGCGAGCGATTCGGTATCTTTGAATCGGTTAACATATTCGAGTGCCTTTTCACCGGATGCGTTCATAATTCCCCCTGTAAAGCATCAGCTATCACCTGCCAAATTGGCGTGTACTCTTCGTCAGG